GTGATGAGGCCAGTCTCCGTGTCCACGGAGAACTGGTAGAGTCTCTCTATGAAGACGCCCCGCAGCATCTTAGTTCCAACGACTGTGCCGTCGGCCACACGCATCTCAAAGTGCTTTCCCTTGGATGGCTTTCCTCCGCTGTACTTTACAATTTCATTGTATCGTTGGCGGACGGCATCCTTCACAGCGGCAAGGGCGTCGTCTCCGCAGATTGCGTATCTGTTTTGACTAAACGCCTCCTTCAGGAATTGTCCATTGCACCGAGCGACGTCGATGATCGCGTTGTTCCACCAGAATAAATGTATAAGGGATAGAAGCCCCCAACTAGTCGGGAGCCCCATCAATACACCACCCTGCGAGAGAACCCGCGACTCACATCCGTCTGCATCGGTGTAGACAAGCACCTGTTGCCCTGATATAAGAGAAAGAGCGTCCATCTCGAGGTCTGTGAACTTGTCAGACTGACGGAGACCCTCAACAACAGCGAGAATGAGGTCCCTGGGAAACAGGTCGGTGGCGGCTGTGAGATCCGTAGAGATCATAAAGTCGCCCGTCCCACCAATAAACCCAGCGATGACATCATCATCTTCGACGCCTTGCAGCGTCGATTTGCTGTGAGGATCCTTCTTCAGTCCAGCTAGGATCCGCTTTCTAACTGTGTGCCCCAATACGCAGAACGACACGGGACTCTTGGTAATGACTCGTATCTTAAGCCCTCCTTCGTAGAGGGCAATCACACTGTGCTCGAGGACCTTCCCATGGGAGAGAACGTCCTCGCGCGCATACATGATTAAAGATGCGCTCATCGCCAACTCGTATCGATCTTGGTCGGGCAAATGCTCGTACTCAGGATCTGTGAGAATCACGCATGCATCTCGGTGCATCTCTGCCCAGCGTGACTTCACATATCCGAGTTGACCCCCTTTCCTCACCGTCGACTCCGTACAGGAGGACAATGAGGGCAGACTGGGGGCCTGCATTCTGTCCGCGCCAGCGAGATACTTCGTCGCCCATTCTTTGCTAAACTCGGTTGCCCGAGCAAGTAAGTCTGGTGACGTCGTAAACTCACGCGTAAGATTCTCCCTGTGAGCCCCAAGAGAGTCTCGAGCTTGCTCCTCTGAACCGGGAGGCAGTGCGCGAGACATGAAAGACAGCTGAGCTTGGTCGTCGGACCCCCTTTCGAGGATCCACGTGGACCGACACATTCCAGCATACGTCTTTATGTAACGTAACG